ATATCACCTACAATATACGTCATACTCATTATGATGTGTGTTGTGAAAAGGCTCACGAGATTGACATCCATGCTTCGGGGCTTTATCCTGATAAACTCATCGGTGAGCGCAGACCTGCCGAATCAGAGCAGATACAAGCCTATCGTAAGAAGATATTCGTACCTAAGACAAAGCCTGTCTTTAATAAGATATTCAATAGTCTTATGAAGATTCCACGCTCGCCTGACTTCTCTATCATGTTCGATGATGATATACCTAGCAAGATTGCTACGGGTGAAACATTGAAGGATTACATTAGCGAAGGCATACCAGTATGGGGTAGTGTATCTAGTTGGTATTGGTCAATCGCCTTTAGACATTATCTAATCGATGCTAATGCGGTGGTGTTAACGATGCCTAATAACTTTCAGAGTCAAGACAATGAATATTATAAGCCCGTTCCATTAATCTTTACAAGTGATCGAGTGATTGATTATAAAGAAGGAGAGTACTATGTCCTGCTTTCATCAGACCCCGTAAGGTATGATGAGTCAGGGACTTCGTATAGTGATGGGAGGAAGTACTACGTGGTTCAGCCCGATGTGATTCAGGCTTTTGAGTTTAAGCCTAGAGCCACTAATTCATTCAATGAGATAATGAATATTACTAATATCTTAGGCTATATGCCTGTCAGGTCTTTGCGTGGGATATGCACCGAGCAAGGCGAAGGATATGCACTTTACGAGAGTAGGATTGATGGTATTGTGCCAATGCTTAACGAGGCGGTGCGTGAGTACTCGGACTTACAGGCAGAGGTAGTTCAGCACATCCATTCTACGATGTGGACTATTCAGCCCCAAGAGTGTAAGGATTGCAAAGGTACTGGGAGAATACCAAAAGAGAATAGCGCACCTATTAGATGTAAGGCGTGTAAGGGCATGGGGATTGCTCCAATGAATCCATTTGAATCGCTTACTATACCTATGGCAAAGGCAGGAGAGCCTCAGCCAGTAACCCCTCCAATGGGCTACGTGGAAAAGAATACGGAGATAGCAAGATTGCAGGCTGAACGTATTGCACAACATATCTTAGATGCTTATTCATCTATCAACATGGAGTACTTAGCTGACGTACCTTTAGCGCAAAGTGGAGTAGCCAAGCAAGTGGATCGGGAGGAACTTTATTCATTCGTGCATAGTGTTGCATCGGATTGCGTACGTATTATTAGCGAGGTCATCTACGATATTAATGGGTGGAGATACAAGGAAACGATCCAAGATGTGAAGATGTTGGAATCAATGCTACCCGCTATCACTATTCCCGAAAGGTTTGATCTATTAAGTGCAACCGTACTTATTGAGGAGTTAAAGGGAATGATCGAGGCGAAGGTTGACCCCGCTATTGTCAATGCTACACAGATTGACTTAGTAGAAAAGAGATTTGCTAACGATCCAATGGTACGTGATACGGTTAAACTTAAATTAAAACTTGACCCCTTTGGGGGTGCTAACCCTGATGCGGTGGCGGTCAACAAGACCTTCGATGCTATTAGTCAACTTGACTTAATCACCAACGCCAATATTGATATGTTTGTCAATCGTGCAATGGAAGAGGTCAAAGGTTTTGGAATGATGCAGAGCAAAGATCAAAAGGCAATCATTAACGGATATGCACTTGAGAAGCAAAAGGAGATTGATCCAATTGAGAAGCCTGATATAACAGAGGAGAAAATTGATGTAGTAGTTTAATGCCAACGCCTAACGAGATAATAAAAGAGATTCACGAACTACTAGACAAAAGAGTCGAGGGGTTTACTGAGTCCATGCCTGCCGTACAAAAGAAAATGTATGCGGAGGTGGTATCTATTGCTAAGGACTTAGATACCTTTCCTGATGGAAGGATTAAGGCAAGCGTTAACAATGTTAATAAGATCGCTAAGATAAAAGCCATACTTAACGATGTGGTATTAGATGGTAAGTACTACAAGGAATTACAAAAGGTAGTAGATACCTATGAGAAGATATCGACTTTGCAGAACGCTTACTTCACATCTGTGGTAGGTGAGTTCGGAGTACCATCGGTACTTGCTCAGATTCAGAAAACATCTATTGACATAACAGTCGAGAGGCTTGGAAAGGATGGGATGAATGCAGGGGTGATTAATAAGGTTAGGGACATCTTAAATAAGAACATCACAACGGGCGGTAAGATTTCGGACTTCATCGAAGAAACTAGAATCTACCTAACCGATACACCTGATGGGGATGGAGCATTAAAGAAATATGCTAGTACCTATGTAACCGATGCGCTCAACCAATACTCTAGGCAATACAACCAACTTGTAAGTGATGACTTAGGGTTTGAGTTCTTTCAATACGTAGGTAGTTTAAGAGAAACGAGTAGGGAGTTTTGCGTTAAGATGATTGAGGCAAAGGAAGGATGTATGGTTTACTTTCATAAATCGCAGATTCCTGAATTATTAAGTGGTAAGATTTGCGGTGAGCAGATTCATATTAACGCTAAATCAAATCTTCCCGATGGGCTTATCAAAGGAACTAACGCTTCTAACTTCAATGTTAATGCAGGGGGATATGGATGCAATCATGGAGTCTTTGGAGTTTCTAATGCACTTATACCTAAAGACCTTAAAGAAAAATTTGAGAATAAATAAGTACCTTTGTAAGATAAACTAAACCTATGATAAAACAACAATTCTACACCGTTTGGAAAGAAAACGAAGAATGGTTTGACTTCCCTCAAGCCAATGAACAGAACATTACCGATATGCTTATGCAGAAAGGATTAATGCAAGCCTGCGTAATACTCCCTAAAGGCGAAGTGCCTCACAAGGTAAAGGTCGTAACGGCTAACATTAGCAACACCGAAAACCAATCTTTAAAGAAAGAGATTGAAGAGTTAAAGAAGCAACTAGCACAACAAGAAGAACCAAAGAAAACAGTAACACCAACTAAAACCAAGTAACCATGAACGTTTCAGAATTATTACAAGAACTGGGCAACCGCTCAGGGTATGATACTGATAAGCTAAAAGACATCGTTACCAACCCCGCACTTATGGGCTTGGCTATTCCTGACGATTTCAAGTCCACCATCAACACAGGACTTCTAACCATTAAAGAGGCTCAGATTAATCCTGAGATCAAAAAGCATTTTACGGGTGTGGTGCTAGGCAATGCCGATGCTACTCTCAATGAACTTATGGATGAGTACCAGTTCGGGGATGATATTAAAAGCACTCTCAAATCGGAGCAATCGACATATGCAAGAATGAAGCTATTCACAAAGGCATTGGCTGACGTAAAAGATCAACACGCAGCATCAATGGGTGGTGATAAAAATAAAATTGTATCTGAAAATTCAGAGTTGAGATCTCAACTTTTAGCGAAAGATGATAAGTATAAAAATGACCTTTCTGCTACTGAGATAAAGTGGCTCAATAAGTTTATGGATACTTCTATCAATTCGCACTTTGAAAAGTATGACTATGCGATGGAAGGCGTGCCGAGTAACATCCAAGCTATGACCGCTCGTCAGTTATTCGATCAGAAACTTAATGAGAAGGGAGGAAAGCAAAAGTACATTGATGGTAAGATTGTTTTAGTTTCTGCAACCGATGACGCTCTACCATTCACCATTGACAATAAGCAAGTCGAGTTTAATTCGTTTGCTGATTCAGTAGTGTATGAGAATAAGTTAGCAAGGGTGAAAGGTTCAATGCCTGCGCCACCACAAGGAAACACGCCTCAACCTAATATGCCTGCCAATAAGATATTAGCACCAGCAGCGAAAGCAGCCACATCACAAGCCCTTGCCGATTTAAGGGCAGGTAGTTAATCCGAGTTGTTTTCAATTTTTCTTAGGTTAGATAAGGGGTAGTCGAAAGATTACCCTTTTTTTATTATTTTTGACTTATGAAAACACTACTTATTATCCTAGCTATTGCCCTATCTTCCTGCGAAGTCTGTGAGGAATGCACAACAACGACATATCAGAATGGCGTAAGCACACCGCTTGCAACTTCAACTACTGAGGTTTGTGGACGTAAAGAAATCAAACAGATTGAAGGAACTACCACCGCTACAAGTGGAAGTGTAACGGTTACTACAAAGACTGTATGTGGTAGATGATAAACATCCTCCACGAACTATGTAGATGCGCCCGCTTTTCTATAAAGGTGGCTAGGCTAATTCGTGATGAGAAGATTATTTGCGCCCCAAGACAACGTTTTCCCCATTCTCGTAGAGTACGGCAAAGCCTACGCAGAGATCGATTATCTCCTGCTTACGACCATCATGCTCAACTACCCATAGATCGACTGATGGCATTAGTGGAAACATCTCAAAGAAGAGATTAGCACTCTCGCCTTCAATGTCAATATCTACCATGTCGAACTCCGTACCGTATGTGGATAGTAGGGCTTTGTAGTGGATAGGCATGAGCATAATCTTCTGAAACTCCGCATGGTTTTTCCAACGCTCTACGTGGTCAGGGTTATTACTTGCCACCGCTCCTGCATTATCCCAAAAAGGAATCATTCCCACAACGGGCTGAGTAACGATGCACGCTTGACAAAGTTCGACATCAAGCCCCTCTGTGTTTCTTTGTAGGGCGGTGAATACTTGAGGCGAGGCTTCCACCATTACACCCTTCCACGATTGATCTAAAAGGGCTTTTGTATTGGAGAATGTGATGCCATCATAAGCACCAATGTCTAGTAGGGTGCGACCATGCTTAGGCGGGTTTTTAACAAAGTAATCAACAATGTAATTCTCTTCATCGTTTTGGGAATGTTTCATAAGGCTTGTGTTACATTAGAATTAAAGATATATGTCATCATGTGGTGATCGATGTGATGCGATGTCTTAGCGAGTTT